TGGAAGCGGATGCTAAAAAGCATCATAAAAAATTCAAAGATGTAAGTGAAGGAACTCTCCATCATTGGTTTAAGGGTTCTCGTTCTAAAGAAGGCAAACCTGGATGGGTTCAAGCAGATGGATCTCCTTGTGCAAATGAACCAGGAGAAACTAAAACACCAAAATGTTTTAGTAGTGCAAGATTAGCATCTCTAAAGGCAAAGGGTAAAAAAGGTGAATCTTTAATTAGATCAGCAGTTCGTAGGAAAAGAGAAAAAGATCCAGGTCAACAAGCAAAAACGGGTGGATCCAAACCAACAATGGTTTCCACTTTTGCTAAAGGTAAAGAAGATCCTAATTATGTAAAGGCAGAACCAGGAATCAAGGAAGCAATGGAAATTAACGAGGCACAAAAAGATAAACCAGGCAAAGGTAGTGGTAAAAAAGATGCCTGCTATAATAAAGTAAAATCAAGATATGACGTTTGGCCAAGTGCATATGCATCTGGAGCACTGGTCAAGTGTCGTAAGGTTGGTGCTGATAATTGGGGAACTAAGTCAGAGGAGACTCAAATGATCAGATATTGTCCAAAGTGCAAAAAAGACGAGACGAGAGATGAGTGCAAATATGGAGCAAAGTATTGGGATATGTTCTCAATGCCTCCTGCACTAACTACAAATCAACTAAAGTATAATATCGCCACTGTGCATCCTGGAAATTTCCCAGAGTCATATGATCACGAACACTCAATGGCTCGTTCTGAGATTTCAACCATTATTGCTGCTGCGAAGAGATTAAAGAAAAAAATGAAAGGTGAGGGTAATATTGAGGCGTGGGTTCAATCCAAAATTACTAAAGCAGCAGATTATTTAGATTCTGCAGCAGATTATGTTGATAGTGGAGAAATGAAAGTAAGTGAGGACTGCTGGGATGGATATGAGCAGATTGGAATGAAAAAGAAAGGAAAAAGAATGGTTCCAAATTGCGTTAAGAAGGAAGGATTTTCTAATTGGCGAGCAGAAATGGGTTTGAATGAAGATTGGCAGAAGGTCAATCGTCAAGATAAGACCGATGGTTTGAGTCAAAAAGCAGTTAATGCTTATCGCCGCGAGAATCCTGGTTCAAAACTTCAAACAGCAGTGACTGAAAAAAATCCAACGGGTAAAAGAGCATCAAGACGTAAATCATTTTGCTCACGTATGTCTGGAATGAAAAAGAGACTTACATCTACAGAAACTGCAAGAGACCCTGATTCCAGAATCAACAAAGCCCTTCGTCGTTGGAACTGTAACTAAAATGAAATCATTCAAACAATTCCTATCAGAAAGCGTCAACATTGCTGGCGACTTTAACGGAAATCTTTATATCAATGGATCTGAACCACAATCGCAACCAGTCGGTGAATCTTTTCTTGCTGATGTAGTTTGGCAAGGAAAACTATATCGATTGGAAGTTGAAGGTAAAATGATTGATAAAAATGCACTTGCCGAACAACTTCAGGGTGAATATCCTGGAGCAATTGTTCATAATGTTTATCCATTATCATCAGATTCTATCAAAATTAAAAACGCACAAAGATACAGACCAGAAAGCCTAACTTGGAGTGATTGATTTATGGCACAGTGGAATAAGAATGAACAAGATTATTTAAATCAAGAAAGAACTTTATTTGAAGTTTATAATATTGCAGATCACTGGGGAAACCAGACGGACTGGAGACCTCAGTTTTCTAATAACAACAGACTCAAAGTTGCTCCATTCCAAACAGTATTCTTCAACACTTTCCAGTATGGAAAAGAGACTGATGTATGGGATGAGAGAGTAGTTGGAGTAGGAACTGCAACCCACGATCCAGCATCTAGTAATGTTGTGATGCAAGTTGGTTCTACTGCAGGAAGTAAAGTCATTCGTCAAACTAGGACTGTAATGAGATATATTCCTGGTAGAGGTGCAACTCTTGCATTTGCAATTCGTCTTGAAGCACCAAAAGTAGGTATTTGCAGAAGATTTGGAATATTTGATGAGTATAATGGTGCTTACTTTGAGGACGATGGTGGAACATATTCATATGTAATTCGCAGTAGCACATCTGGAATTACTACAGAAACTAGAGTAACCAGAGATAATTGGAATGGTGAAAAGTTTGGTGGTGATGGATATACAGGAGTTGTTGCAGATCCAACAAAACAACAAATGATTTCAATTAACTATGAATGGTATGGTGCTGGAATTGTTCAGTTCAATTGGTTGATGAAGAATGAGACTATTCATAGTCATACTTTTGATAATGCAAATACCAATCCATATGTTTGGTGTTCTACTCCGTTCCTACCAATTCGTTGTGAAATTGAAAATGTAACTGGTGTTGCAGGAACTCATTACTTATATCAGGGTTCCAATTCTCTTATTCAGGAAGGAGAACCAGAAAAACTTGGAACTCTCGTCAGTCAAGGTAATGCTCTTAGTGGAACTACGATGACTGTTGCAAATACTTATTATCCAGTTCTCAGTATTCGTCTTAAATCAAATTCATTATCTGGCGTTGTTCTACCAAGATCACTACAAGTATCTACTAATGATAACACCAATGTATTCTGGAGATTGATTGAAAATCCAACTCTAGTCGGTGCAGCATTTACTGATCACGCAAACTCAGATGCAATTACTCAATATGATACCACTGCAACTTCTTTCACTGGTGGAAGAGTTCTTTTAAGTGGATTTGTTGTTGGTGGTGGTGGAAGTCAGGTAGTCATTGACGATAAAGCACAACTACAAGTTGGTAGAAGTGGTATTGGAACAATTAGTGATATTTACACTCTTGTATGTGCCTCACCTAACGCTAACAAAGCAGCACTTGCAATTATGAACTGGTTGGAACAGAGGTAAATTATTATGTCTAATGATGTATATTTGGGCAATCCTTTACTTAAAAAGGCAAATACCCCTATAGAGTTTACTGAAGAGCAAATTATTGAGTTCTTAAAGTGTAAAGAGGATCCTGTATATTTTGCAAGAAACTACATTAAGATCGTGTCTCTTGATCACGGTCTAGTTCCTTTTGAGATGTATCCGTTTCAAGAGAAACTGATTCATAATTTCCATAAGAATAGATTTAATATTTGCAAGATGCCCCGTCAGACGGGTAAGTCTACGACTTGTGTTTCATATCTATTACATTATGCAGTATTCAATGATAATGTGAATATTGCTATTCTTGCAAACAAAGCATCTACGGCAAGAGATCTTCTTGGAAGATTACAACTTGCTTATGAAAACTTACCAAAATGGATGCAGCAGGGTATTATATCTTGGAATAAAGGATCTCTAGAACTAGAAAATGGCTCCAAAATTTCATCTAACTCTACTTCGTCATCTGCTGTCCGAGGCGGATCCTATAATGTCATCTTTCTTGACGAGTTCGCTTTCATCCCAAATCACATTGCTGATGACTTCTTTGCCTCTGTTTATCCTACTATTTCTTCTGGACAGAGCACGAAGGTAATTATCGTATCCACACCACGCGGTATGAATCACTTCTACCGTATGTGGCATGACGCTGAACGGGGCAAGAACGAATATGTACCTACAGACGTTCATTGGTCTGAAGTGCCCGGAAGGGACGCTGCGTGGAAGGAACAAACGATTGCGAACACCTCCGAACAACAATTCAAAGTTGAGTTTGAATGTGAATTTTTAGGATCGGTTAATACACTCATCAACC